CGCGTACAAAAGCCTTGGGAAAAGCCACGCTTCGCTTTGCTTATCGCAGGCGATCAAGGGGTTGGTAAGGATACCGCAATCGAAATGTGTATTCCTGCTATCGGTCATTGGAACGTAGCGAATATCGATCCTAGTGCTGTTGATGCTGCTTTTAATGAATTCTGCGCTGCTGTGCTTATCCGTGTTAGCGAGACTGCCAACTTACACGATATGAATAAATGGGCTTTTAATGAGCGCATGAAAGTATTGATCGCTGGAACGCCAGATTATTCAATCGTCAACCCGAAGTATGGACACAAGTATTCTGTGCGGTTACATTGCGGGATAATCTTAACCACAAACCACATGAGCACGGGTATTTTTATCCCACAAGGCGATAGACGATATGACGTGATCGACTCAAGTCCTAAGATGGAGATGGGTTTTAGTCAAGACTCAGACCGTCAAAAGTATTTCGATAAACTTTGGCAATGGTACGAAAAGAATAATGGTGCTGAGCATATTTTCGCTTGGCTTTCTGAACGTAATATTAGTAAGTTTAGCGCAAGCAACGGTCAGCGAAAGACGGACGCTCATCATAGCATCGTTCTAGCAGGCATGACTTCTGACCATTGGGCTTTAGACGCACTAGACTTATTGAATGAGCCTAGAGTTTTCAGGTCAGATACGTTTATTCAAGCAGCAATGTCGCTGAATGCTGAAATGAAAGAAGCTGTTATCATTAAGAGCATGAACGCAGTCTTGGGAAGGTATAATTATTCAACAGTTAAAAATCCTGCTGTTACAGACGGAAGATGGAAGATCAACGGCAAGCGATTGACGATTTATAAAAAGGACGATGTTAGTACGTCGGAGTTCGATCAGCTATTCGTTAAATTAAAAGAAATCGAAAGTTTTTAGGCAAATTTATTGAAAAAGTATTTTGCAGTTTACAAAAACTAGAGGATAATATCTCTTAATCGGGAAGCCGATTATTAACTAAGAAAGCGATAGAATGAAGATATTATTAGACCATCAGCGTAGAAGTTACTTGTGGGTAAAAAGCGATAAAAATAACGAGATTATTATTCCACTAGACTCAGCTGGGTTAGCGGTAGTTAAGCTAAACAGCAATGTTTTCGACAGAGAATATGGGATGAAGGAATATAAAGGCAATATTCTTAACGCACTAAAAATATTCGAGCGTTCTATCACCAACTTCGGTGCAACGAGTGAGGCAAGTAAACTGATTAAGGAGGCATTAAATGAGTATCATCAAGCGCAGCAGAAGTCTTAAAGAGAGAAGAAGTTTTCCTAACGCTAGTCATTACAGCACGGAGCAATATGCTAGAATGTATTTTGGCTTAAATTGTAAGTTTAAACCTAGCAATTTTAAAATCGGCAATAAAGAATTTTTAATCTAAAACTAAGAGAGGCAATAAAATGGCACACGAAATTGATGAAAGTACTGGTAAGGCAGCATTCGCACACGTTGGTGCAAAAGGATGGCACGGTTTAGGTCAGCAGTTGACGGAAGACGCAACGCTTGACACTTGGCGAGTTGAGGCTGGTATGGATTGGAGCGTTAAGGAAACTGACGTTCTTTATAAGGTAATCGATGGCGAAGGCAATGTTAACGAAAAGGCGATGGCGGATCGTCGCTTGTTATTCCGCTCTGATACTCACAGCGCATTGAGCATTGTTAGCGACGATTATAAAATCGTTCAGCCACGCGAAGTCCTAGAATTCTTCAGAGATTTAACTGAAAGTCGCGGTTTTACGATGGAGACTGCTGGCGTTTTATTCGGTGGACGTAAGTTTTGGGCACTAGCTAAAGCTGGGGACTCTGTTAAGTTGCTAGGCGAGGACGAAGTAAAGCCTTATTTATTGATCGCGACGAGCGTTGATGGTTCTATGTCGACAGTTGCTCACTTCACTTCTGTGCGCGTAGTTTGTAACAATACGCTAAGAATGAGCGTTGGCGGTAATAATGACTCAATGATTAAAGTTCCGCACAATGCGATTGTTAATCCTGACTTGGTTAAGGCGCAGTTGGGTCTTGCTGCACAGAGTTGGGATGAGTTCGTTGGGAATATTTCTCTTCTGGCTAACCGCAAGATTGACTACGACTTCGCTATTCAAACAGTCGCAGACGAACTAAAAGCTGCCAATAAGATTAAGATGGTAAATGCTGATGGGACTCCATATACTCATTCCGAGTTGGTTGAGTCTTCTACAGTTTTGCGTCGCATTATGCGCTTGTATAATGGCGAGGGATTGGGAGCGCAGTATAAGTCTTCCAACGGAACTGCTTGGGGCTTGGTGAATGCTGTTACTCAGTTCGCTGACCACGAGGCAGGCGCAAAGAAAGAAGACAAGAGCCGTGCTTTCGAGCGTGCGCACTTAACTGACTGGGCGAAGTTTAAAGTAAACGTCGCTGATCGTTTATTAGAAGCTGCATAAGCGTTGCAAGAGCGAGCTGGCTCCGCTCTCCTCCAAAAACCAGCCCCTATTTAGAAAGGAATTAAAATGAAAGTAACAATGCTAAATTATACGCAGGATGCTGTAGATCTTCTGATTTTTACTAAGTCCACTCGCTTAAACCTTAATCCTGGATTGATGAATGAGATTAAGACATTGCCTTATGAAGAAAAGATGGAACAGCTAGAGTATATGGCTGGTACAATTCCTAGTAGCTGGGAGTTCGTTGATTATACATTCCTAGTAGAAGGAGTCAGCCGTGCATATACGCACCAACAAGTTCGTACTCGTGCAGCGTCATACGCTCAGCAGTCAATGCGCGTTACCGATATGTGCGACTTTGAATACATTTTCACAGATGCTAACCTAGAAAATGATAATGCTAAATGGGAAATTGAAAGGCTTATGAAGCAGACTTCGTTAGTTTATCAAAAACTGCTAAGAATTGGACAGCCAGCAGAGGACGCCCGTGGGATTTTACCAACGAATATCGCGACTAACATAGTTTGTAAGTTTAATCTTAGAACGTTCGTAGAACTCGCTAAAAGTCGCACAGGTGGACGTACGCAGGGCGAATATCAAAAAGTTATTAACGCAATGGTGGACGAAGTATTAAAAATCCATCCTTGGGTTGAGAAATTCTTGTTTAAAAAAGGTCGCGACTACTTTAACGAGATTGAAGAGTTCGCAAAACGTAAGTTCCCAGACCTTAAAGAGCGAGGTGAATTATTGAAAATTGTTGACGCTATGCGCAAGGGATAAAAATGTACGCTATTTTTGATATTGATAACTGTTTGTCTGATGACGAATGGAGAATTGATAAAATTAAGAAAGAAGAAGGACTAACCCCAGACGAAATTTATAAGGAATATCATGCTCTCGCACCTCAAGACACTGCTAAAAACTTGGACTTTGTCAATGAAGATCACGCTGACGATACTATTATTATCATTACTTCTCGTCCTGAAGAATATCGCAAGCAAACTGAAGAATGGCTTAAAAAGAACAAAATAGGCTATTGGAAGCTATTGATGCGCCCGAAAGGCAATCATAAACCTAGCGCAGAGTTAAAAATTGATTTATTTGACTCGCTAGGAATAGAGCCAGAGGAAGTTACCTGCGCTTATGATGATCGTTCGGACATTATTCGTGCTTATCGTAAACGTGGGATTTGGGCAGTTAAGCTGGCTATTCATAAATTTGAGAATTTGATTGGAGAAGGTTATGCAAAGTAGAAAAGAACTTTTTGGAGATGACCAACCGCAAACGTCATCTAAGCACGTACCAGATTTGCTAAGGCAAGCAGCAGCGACATACGAGCAACGCAATAAGGTCTATGGAGATAGTTGGTTAGTGCACGGTCAGATTATGGCTGCATTATTCTCGAATGGCGTTACTTTAAATAATGCGGACGACTTTAACCGCTACGCTAAAATCGACAACGTCGTTATGAAGCTGTCTCGCTACTGCCAAGCGTTCAATAAAGGTGGTCATCAAGACTCAGCGCACGATGCGATTGTTTATGCTGCGATGCTTGAAAGTTTAACCGATGACTAATACACAGAATGCATTAGTAACAGGTTCAAGTAATCCTGATGGATTGGGGTTTGCTGTAGCGACTAAATTGCGCTCTTTAGGATATGATGTTTATGATATCCCATTCGAGAGTTTAGCTCATAAAGAAGGAATTGAAGCGCATCTCTTTACGCTTCCTAAGATTGACGTCGTAATAAATAATTTCGGCATCAATCATCTTTCGTGGATCGGCGAAACTCCAGATGAAGACCAAGACATTCTTTATTATAACATTTTAGTTCCTTATTGGATTATCAATGCATTGGTAGCGAGAGGAGATATTTGCAGAGTCATCAACGTGGCGAGCATAACGCATCGCGTCGCACAACGTTGCACCAGTCTATATTGCGCAAGCAAGGCAGCCCTAGTGCATATGACCAGAGTTATGGCTAGAGAACTTGCTCCAAAAGGTTGGGTAATAAACTCAATTTCTCCAGGAAAAATTGAAGAAACAACCATGACTGAAATGACAGATAAGCAAATTAACGAACTTCGCGGATGGACGCAAGAAGAAGCAGACAGTTACGCAACTTCTCTCATTCCGATGGGGAGATTTACTAACAAGAGCGAAGTTTCAGCAGCGATAATTCAGCTGTTATATATGCCTAATTACATCAATGGCACGAACTTAGATATAACAGGAGCAATTTAATGATTAGTCTTATTTTTGATACAGAAACAACAGGTCTGCCATTACCGCAGTCTGCTCCATTAGAAAAACAGCCAAAGATTATTGAGTTGGCATTGCTTAAAGTTGAAGACGGGAAGGAGATAAGTCGTCATGAATGGCTTATTAATCCGAGCGAGACGATCACAGCGGAAATAACTAAAATAACAGGCATCACGAATGAAGACGTTGCGGATAAATTGACATTCCCCCATTACCTGCCAGAGATTGAGGAAGTTTTTAAAGGGGCTGATGCTATTTTTGCTCATAACTTGCCTTTTGATAAATCTTTAATGATGTTTGAGTTGCGTCGTTGCGGTAAGGAAAAAGAGTTCGTTTGGCCATTCGATCAAGTCTGCACAGTTGCTGAATTTAAGCACATAAAAGGCAGACGCATGAGATTGATTGAGCTTTATGAGATAACAATCGGAAAACCCCTAGAACAGAAACATCGTGCCATGTCTGACGTTGAAGCATTGTTTGAAGTTTTACTTGCTAGGAAAATGGTATGATGAATTATAAAATGCTCCCTAAATATTGTTGGCACAAAACGCTTGAGTGTACTGTAGAAGTGATTAAAACAGGATGTTTTCCGACGAGCGTTATTGTAAAACTGCCAGACGAGAGAGAAATAGACACAGACATTCAAGATTTGCAACTTCCCCAGAATGGACATTAAATGATACAGCTAAAAATTCGCACAGAGTATTCTTTCGGGAAAACCTTTGCTAAGATAGACAAGATCGTCGAACGTCTAAAGGAGATCAATTGTACTGCTGCAGCGATCGTTGATGAGAATAGCTGGGGCCACGTGGCTTTTTACAACGCTTGTAAAGAGGCTGGTATTCAACCGATGCTAGGCATTGAGCTAATGGTTAGCGATAGCGATGAGAATAATACGATGTTTTTCATTGCTAAGAATATGGAAGGTCTGTCGGAATTGTATCGCTTTTCTTCTAAAGCGCACAGGCAACAGTATCAAGATAAATTCGGTGGCATCCCTAGACTTTACAGAGATGACGTTAGAGAAATTTCTGATAATGTATTTAAGTTCGCTGGCACGGTATTAGATAAAGACTTCCTAGTAGAAGTAGGGGCGATCGTCGATATTGGTCCAGAGAGCAGAGTTCTAGCAGCTGCGAAGCGCAATCTGGGATTGCCGATTGTAACTGTTAGCGATAATGGCTATTGCAGAGAAGAGGACATTGATGCTTTTGAGTTCGTTTCTAACGATAAAAAGATGTCACCCCAGCATATTCTAGACAACGTTGGCTCAGAGCCTTTAGCGCAGGAGATTGCTGACGCTTGTAAGGATTTAGTTTTACCTAAAGCCCCGATGATTAGAGCAGAGGGCGACTTAGAGGCTATGTGTCGTCAGGGGATTAAAGAAAGAAATATCACTTGGAACGACGAATATGAAACTCGCTTAATGTATGAGTTAGAGTTGATTAAAAGTAAAGACTTCACCAGCTACTTCATTGTGGTAGCGGATATGGTGCACTTCGCTAAACAGCACATGCTCGTTGGTCCAAGTCGGGGTTCTGCAGCTGGCTCATTAGTTTGCTACTTATCTAAAATTACAGAGATTGATCCAATGCAGCACGGACTATTCTTTGAACGTTTCATTGACGTTTCCCGCTCTGACTTGCCTGATATTGACTTGGACTTTCCTGATACTAAACGTGAGATGGTTTTCCAATATATGGCTGAAAAGTATGGCGAGAACAAGACTGCACATATCGGAACTGTTAGTCGTTATAAGCCTAAAAGTTCGTTGGTTCAGGTGTGTAAAAAGCTGGGCATTCCACCAGCTGCGACCTTTAACGTTAAGTCAGTAATTATCGAACGAAGCGTAGTAGATGCTCGTGCGTCTAACTGCCTTGAGGATACGTTGACGACGACAGACGTAGGTAGAAAATTCATTCAAGATTATCCGCAGACTGCTGCTGCGATGGTTATTGAGGGACATGCTTCTCATACTGGCGTTCATGCTGCTGGCTTATTAGTTTGTAACGATAGAATTGATAATTATGCGACAGTTGATAGTAACGGGATCGCGCACATCGAAAAAGGAGCAGCGGAGCAACTAGGTCTATTGAAGATCGACGTTTTGGGTTTACGCACGCTTGGCATTCTTGAAGACAGCGGAGTTAAAATTGATTGGTATAATCTACCGCTAGACGACGAGAAAACTTACGAGATTTTTAACCAAGATAAAACTTGCGGAATTTTCCAGTTTGAAGGGAATGCGCTTCGCTCTATTACAAAACAGATTAACTTCAAGAGCATCGTTGAGATTGACGCTGTTACAGCTCTAGCCCGTCCTGGTCCATTCGCTGGTGGCGTTACTCAGCAATACATTGAGCGTATGAAAGGCAAAAGCTATGACGCGCTGCATCCGTTAGTTAAAGAGCATATGGATGAAACTTTCGGGCTTCCAGTTTATCAAGAGCAGACCATGGCGATCGTTAAAGAGATCGGTAAGTTCGACTGGGAGCAAACCAGCATTATTCGTAAGTCTATTTCAAAACG